AGGGCGTCGATACAAACCTCGCTTCGCAACAAACGTGCTGGGTATTCAGTGTTCTCAAATCCGCGCCTGAGTGCTGAAGAGTCGCATCGGTACTATCAGGAATCTAAGGAACTTTTGTTCCCCAAATTCGTGACGCGTGGTCTAATCAAGGTTATGGAGGCGGCATGAGCAAATACGGGATCGGCGAGCGCTGGTATTGTGATCGCTCGGTGGGTGGCAACCCATACAACCGGCCGCCATTCACTTTTGTGATCGTTGGCCAGGGCGATCGGCCGGGGCATAAGAAATGCCAGATCGAGACGTGCGGCTACCTTGAAACACCCATACACGAATACTCGCACAAGCACCTGAACAAGTACGCGGTGCACGTTCAGAAGGAAGCCAAATGAAGATGCGAAAACATAGGCGTCGCCAAGCCTTCCTCAGTGCACACAACTTCTACGGTCGACACTTGGGTGTATGGCGCGGGTCTCACGACGGTCGATGGGTCCGCTATCCCTTTTCGATGATGTGAGGCCGAAAAATATTTTCGCAAAGTACTTGTAAACCCGTTCGACTTCGTTTAGAGTTGACTCCGTGGTGCTAGAGCTACGTCTAGCGCTAATGTGACTTTCAAGCCCTGCCCGGTCCAAAGCCGCGCGGGGATTTTTCATTTCCGCCCGCCATGACTCGCTCAACCGCTCTCGAATCGCACATGTACGGCGATCCAATGGCAATCCTTGAGGCAAAGCAGGCGCGCGAGAAACGGCAAGCCCAGCAAGAAACAAAGCGGCCCGTTTTGACGCTCAGGCGAGAGCCAAAGTCAGAGCGGGTAAAGCGCTGGAGCGCGGCGAGAGAAGCCGCAGAAGCATTATTCGATTTACCAATCCCGCCGCGGCCCGTTCGTGAGCCGTAACCCGCCCGCAGCCATGCAATGTGGCTCTTGCCGGGAGACCGGCCAGAATTCGAGTAAGCAATGGAAGCACAGAAGCTAATAGACAGCATCGAGGAAGCGATTCAGCGCATGAGGATTGATCCGACGTTGAAAACGAACCTTGTTGCGCAGCTTGACCAATTGCGGGCGTTGACGAAGTGAACCCGCTCACCGCATGGATGCTGTGGCTCTCTACCGTTCACGTTGGGCTGGCGCAAGGCTATGCAGAATGGGCGGATTGGCTAATTGATACGACGGAGATGTGATATGGGCGGCGACGCAAGTATTGAAGGCTGGGATTTGATTGAGGGTTGGGACGGCATCGGTGACGAAGGCACTCAATCCGGCATTGAGGTCGGTGACATCCGTCCGCGTGGTTGATCCCCCGCTTCCGCTGCCAGCCGATAGGCTCGGCAGCACGACACGGGCGGCGGAGCCTAATTTGTACCTCTCGGGCGTCACATAGCGGCGGTTTCGCTGTTTGTGTGGCCCTAGAGCATCTTCATGAATGGCGATTGGGGTTGGCTGATGCCTGAAGTCGATGGCTTAAGCGCCAAGTCTAACGAGGCTAAACAGTCGCCATGACATGAGGGCGATAAGTCGAGTTGGTATGGACTACGGCAATGCTTCGGCAACCGTGTATCGCAGGTTCGAATCCTGCCGCTCTCGCAGATGTGACACCCCGCTAGCTTTGCGCAAGCACTGGAGCGGCTGAAGTGGTTGGGCCGTTCGCGTCACTGGGGCGGACACGACGCCGAAGGAATAATCGGCCGCTGGCTCTGCGTACGAGCACCTTCAATGGAAGGCGCAGTACGGAATTGGATTGGGTGGCGCCTACCCTCATGCCAGTTCCTTCCATTGAGGGTGAAACAGAGTCGGTCGCGCGTCCCGATAGGGAGCCATGGCGCTATGCGGGCCGAGCGCGGTAATCCTCGCCTACCCCTTCTCGTCTTCTGATGAGATTGCCGCCTAACGCGGCTTTTCTATTTTTGGCGGCTCGATGGCTCGCAAACCAAAGGTTATCGAAGTCGCCGAGCGCACCGAGATTTGCAAGAACTGCAAGGCGGTGGATTTTGGCGAAGTAATGACTTGCCATCGATTGCCGCCGCAAAACGCAGTGGACAGCACCGGCGCGCACGTCGACACGTACTTCCCGGTCGTCCGCGTGACCGATTGGTGTCTTGAATTCAAACCAAAACTTAGTTCTTGAGGGGAAGCCGTGGCGCATCAACCTGATCCGCGATTGCGAGAGTTCGCTGATGCGCGCGAGCGTAGTTTCCTCGATGCGATCGAGAAGCACGGCAGCGCGGCGAAAGCCGCACCGCACCTTGGTTTGCACAAGAGCAACATCAGCCGCGCGATTCAGGCACTGGAGAAGCGCGCTGCAAAGATGGGGTATTCGCCTAGTCACGACATGCAGCACGTCGTTCCGGACGGATACCTGGTCAAGGGCGTCAGCACCTACTACAACAAGGAAGGCAAGCCTTCCGGGCAGTGGGTAAAGTCGGCGATTGATGCGGATCGGCAAGCGGAGATCTTCCGTGAGGCATGCGCCGCGATGGCGGAGACGTTGCCGCGGGTGACTGCAGCCGCCGGCCCCGTGAAGGTCGACGCTGCGCTGTGCAATCTGATCGTTTTCACTGACTACCACATGGGCCAGTTGAGCTGGCACCGTGAGGGTGGCGCCGACTGGGATTTGAAGATCGCAGAAGGCCTGCTACTCGCCAGCTTCGTCCATATGGTCGAATCAGCGCCGCAGGCCGCATCATGCGTCCTGACGATTCAAGGCGACTTTCTGCATAGCGATGGGCTTTTGCCCCTTACGCCCGCGCACAAGAACGTCCTGGACACCGATGGGCGGTTTTCAAAGATCGTCGCCGCAGCAATTCGCGTGCTTCGCCGTCTGATCAGTTACGCGCTGGCAAAGCACCAGACAGTGCATCTGATCATTTGCGAGGGTAATCACGATGAGTCAGGTTCGCTCTGGCTTCGCCACATGTTCGCCGCGCTGCATGAAAACGAACCCCGCCTGACGGTGAACGATTCGGAACTTCCGTTCTACGTCCACCAGCACGGCGAAGTGATGCTGGCGTTCCACCACGGTCACAAAGTGACCAACGAACAATTGCCCATGCTGTTCGCGGCCCAGTTCCCGAAAGTGTGGGGAAACACCGTCAAGCGATACGCACATTGCGGCCACCGTCATCATGTGGACGAGAAAGAGTACGCTGGCATGACCGTCACGCAGCATCCGACGCTCGCCGCTCGAGATGCACATTCGGCGCGCGGTGGGTGGATCTCGGAGCGTGCTGCGGCATTGGTGACTTACCACGAACGATATGGGCAAGTCGCGCGGACGATCGTTTGTCCGGAAATGTTCGAGGCTGCATGATGACCTATCCAAGTGCGCAAAATCAGGCCGCGGGCGCAATCCCCGTCTACATCGTCTCGCAGCCCAATAGCGGGCCGTGGCCGAACATCCAGAGCAAGGCGAACGGCGCGATTCCCGTTGTGTTCGTCTCGCAGCCGGGCGCTGGACCGTGGCCCAATGACCAATCAAAGGCCGCTGGAGCCATTCCGGTTCGTGTCGTGAGCGCGCCGACTGGCAATGGACCGTTCCCGAGTGACCAGGGGCAGAACGGCGCTATCCCGGTATGGGACGCAACGACTTTGCCGGCGCACGCTGCGGCGTATCCGAATGGGCAGAATGCCGCAGGTGGGGCTATCTCGGTTTGGCGGATTAACTAGAGAATTCTTCCAATGGTCCGCGAGCCGCAAGAAATATATGGCAACGCGAAAACCAAAAGACGAGTTAAAAGCTTTCGCTGACCGGCCAAAGCCGCCCAGTTTCCTGTTCGATGCGGAGAATTGGCTCAAGCGGTTCGCGCCCGCCGAGGGTGTTGTCCAGTGGGTGCATTCAGTTTTGCTGGACGAGCACTCCCCGCTCTTCAACCGGGACCATTTTCACCTGAAAGACGCCGACATAGAGTTTCTATGGGCGGCTCAGGAGAATAGCCGCCAGATGCGGCGTGTGGTCGGGCAATGCGAAGAAGTGACGTTCCGGTGTGGCGCCTGGCAGAAGGGGCGACAAGAACAGCAGATGCACGAGTGGTTCGGGCGCGTCCCCGCCTACCTCATCACGCTTGATGCAACGTACGCCAGTGAGTGTTCGGACGTCGAGTTCTGCTCGCTCGTTGAGCACGAGCTTTATCACATTGCTCAAAAGACAGACGAGTTCGGCGAGCCGGCATTCACCAAAGACGGCGCTCCCAAGCTGGGCATCCGTGGTCACGATGTCGAGGAGTTCGTCGGCATTGTTCGCAGGTACGGCGTAGGCGCGGAAGCAGGCGACACGGCCAAGCTTGTGGCCGCTGCACAGAAAGCGCCGGAGATTGCCGGATTCAATATTGCGCAGGCTTGTGGGACATGCCTATTACGGGCCGCTTAACTCAGGGGGAAACATGGATACGCAAGATTTTGGGACGCCGCGCCCGCGAATGATCGGCTTCATTCCGCTGACCCGTGATACCGGCGAGACGTTCTTTGTGCGGGCAGACATGATTTCCGCGATGGGACAAGAGCCCAACGGCCGTTCGTTCATCCGCATTGACGGCGCGATCGATCACGTCCGCGAGAGCGCAGAAACCATCCTCGCATTGATGAACAAAGCCTGAGAATAACTTTTACCTTTCTTTTACTAAATTTCACATTATGGCAGCGCTGAAAGATGACGTTAAGGCGTTCATCGTGCGCGCCCTTGCCTGCTTTGATTCTCCGACCGATGTGTGTCGCCAGGTGAAAGAGGAATTTGGCATCGACGTGACGAAGCAACAGGTCTCCGCCTATCACCCTGAGCGCCGGGTTGCCAAGGACCTCAGCGAGAAATGGCGGACGATCTTCGATGAGACGCGCAGGAAGTTTCTGGACGACGTTTCAGCGATTCCTATCGCCAACCAGGCTTTTCGTCTGCGTGCCCTGAATCGCATGTACGAACGGGTGTCGGCCACGGCCAACACTGCGCTAGCCGCTCAATTGATCGAACAGGCGGCCAAGGAGTCGGGAGGCGCATTCACTAATCGTCGGGAGATGACCGGCAAGAACGGCGCGCCCCTGCTTCCGACGAACCTACATGAAATGACAGATGAACAACTCGCCGCCATCGCAGCAGGAGGCAGCGCGCGAACTTCTGATTAGGCGTAAGGCCCGCGCAAGCGTACTCGATTACGCAAATGCTATTGAGGTGCCAGGAAAACCCGTCAACGAAGAAGATCCGGATACGGAGTTCTTCAAACCCATCGAAACAACGATGGCGCAGCACCATCGGATCATCTTGGAGACGATGGAGCGAATCAGTAGCACGCGTTACGGTCGGGCGATGTTCTTCATGCCTCCTGGTAGTGCAAAAAGCACATATGCGTCGGTGGTTTTCCCTTCGCGATACCTTGGTTCTGCTCCGAATCGAAAGCTGATCCTCGCCAGTTACGGGGACGATCTTGCTCGGAAAATGGGGCGGCGCACCCGTTCGATCATTAAACAGACGCGATTCAAGCGCATCTTCGATTGTGAATTGACGAGCGAATCATCTGCTGCTGATGAATTCTCCCTGACGAATGGAAGTGAATATATTGCGTGCGGAATCCAATCCGGGGTCACCGGTAACCGCGCTAATGGCGTAATCATCGATGACCCGGTGAAAAACCGTGAGCAAGCCGACTCGCCGACGATACGCGACAAAATCTGGGGCGAGTATGAGGACAGCGTCAAGACGCGCCTAGTGCCAGGTGGATGGGTAGTAATTATCCAGACTCGTTGGCACGAAGACGATTTGTCTGGCCGCATCTTGCCAGAGGCCTGGAAAGGCGAAAGCGGGCCAATTCTTTGCCGTGACGGTAACGTCTGGGAAATCGTGTGCCTGCAAGCTCGATGCGAAGTTCAGAACGATCCGCTTGGCCGAAAAATCGGCGAGTACCTTTGGCCAGAATGGTTCGATCTTAAGCACTGGGCCCAGTTCCAGAGCAACGTCCGCACGTGGGCATCGCTTTATCAGCAGTTGCCGCGCCCGATGGAAGGGACATTGTTCCAACTGGCGAATATGCTGGTTGATGGTATGCCGGTATCGTGGCCGATTCATTGCGATTATGTCTATGCGGTGCTCGATTCCGCACTGAAGACCGGTGACAAAAACGACGGTACGGCCGTTACATATTTCGCCCGCAATAAGCACGTCGGCCACAAGCTGATTATTTTGGACTGGGACATCACGCAGATCGAATCCGACTTGATCGCCGAGTGGTTCCCGTCAATCATGACTCGCGTTGAAGAACTCGCGAAACTCTGCGGTGCCCGATTCGGCAGCGTCGGGATCTTCGTAGAAGATAAAGGTAGCGGCATCACGTTGCTACAACGCGCGGAACGCAGTGGCTGGCCGGCGCAGGCAATCGACAGCAAGCTCACATCAATGAGCAAGGATGCCCGCGGCACAGGTGTGTCTGACTTTGTCCACCGCGGCGAAGTGAAGCTCAGCGAACACGCATACAACAAAACGGTTGCCTATAAGGGCCGCACCCAGAACCACCTGCTGAGCCAGGTGTTCGGGTATCGCCTGGGCATTCCCAATCAGGCTGACGACGCCTACGACACGACTGTCTACGGCATTGCAATCGGCCTTGGCGACAGCGACGGTCTGTAAATAATCAACGGTATCTAAATGGCAGAAATCCTAATCGAAGGCTCCAAGCTCTCATCGAGCCTGATGGATCTGCTCATGGCGGATGACATGCTGCCTGGCGCCGCGCCCAGCTACGCACTGGCAAAAATCATCTATGCCTTTCATCCGCTAGGCGGCAAGATCGTCGATCAGCCGATCCAGTTGGCGATGAGCCAGAAGCGCAAGATTTCCATTCCCAATAGCCCGGAAGAGCCGGTGCGGGATGCTTTCGAGCGCAAGTGGCGGGAAATCAACACCGATACGTACATCGCGAATACTGCCAGGCTTGGCAAGATCTACGGCGCGTCATCAATCGTCTGTGGCGCAAAGGATGTTGACACCAAGAAGCCGCTTGACCTCGCAGCGCTGGCGAATCAGGAATTCTATTTCAATGCGCTCGATCCGCTGAACACGGCGGGATCTCTGGTCCTGAATCAGGATCCGAACGCGCCGGATTTCCAGAAGCCGACCCTGGTGACCGCCGCGGGTCAGGCATATCACCCGTCGCGCACGTGCATCTGGTTCAACGAGGCGCCGCTGTACATCGAATTCACGAATTCGGCTTTCGGATATACGGGCCGCTCCGTCTATCAGCGTGCACTTTACCCGCTGAAATCCTTCGTTCAGACGATGATTGCGGACGACATGATCGCCCGCAAGGTCGGTGTAATCGTCGCCAAGATGAAGCCGGCGGGTTCCATTGCCGACCGTGCGATGGCTGTCCTGCAGGGCATCAAGCGCAACGTCGTCAAGGAAGCGCAGACAAACAACGTCATCAATATCGCGCCGGAAGAGGAGATTGAGACGCTGAATCTACAGAATGCTGACGGCGCGCTCACCACGTCTCGCAAGAACATCCTCGAGAACATCGCAGCGGCAGTTCCTCAGCCGGCGAAGATGCTCAATTCCGAATCTTATGCAGAAGGATTCGGCGAGGGTACGGAAGACGCAAAGGAAATCGTTCGATACATCGACAATGAGCGGCTGAAGATGCAGCCGCTTTACGATTACTTCGACAATATCGTTATGCATCTGGCGTGGACGCCAGAGTTTTTCAAAACGATTCAGGCGACCGTCCCCGAGTACAAGAAGGTCACTTACGAGCAGGCGTTCTATCAATGGAAGAATGCATTCTCCGCTGAATGGCCATCGCTTCTGGTCGAGCCGGAATCGAAGCTGGTTGACGTCGAGAAGGTCAAGTTCGAAGCGATCATCGGTGCGCTGGAGGTTCTGATATCGCAAGCTGACCCGAAGAACAAAGCGAGATTGATCGAGTGGGCTGCCACCAACCTGAACGAGAGCAAGCACCTGTTCACGAACCCGCTCCTTCTGGACTACGACGACCTAGCGAACTACGAGCCACCGACGCCAGATCCAGAGCCTAGCGAACCGCGTCCGCACAATATCTGATGGCAGCCCAATCCTTCTACCAGGTCGTCAGCGAGGCAATCCGAGAGTTTGAGGAATTCGGCTTCGATTCTGTCGAGCGCCTTCAATACTGGACGGAGCGTATCCGTAAGGCCGCAGTCGAAACGTTGACGCCTGAAAGCGTGCTCAATAGCGAACTGACGCGCGTCCTGACCGGCACGTACAAGCGGCTCATTGACGACGGCCAGATCCTCAAGGCGCATCCGGGCATCGCACGCTTCACGGTCGATCGCCTGAAGCCGAAGCTTCGCACTGAGCTTGACCGGCGCCTGATGGTCTCGCGCAACCTGATCAAACTGAATCGTCAGCAGATGATCGAGAAAACCACTCAGCGCTTTGCTGGCTGGGCATCTTCGGTGCCGGCTGGTGGCAGCCGCGCCATTGAGACGAAAGACGTCAAGGACAACATCCGCAAGGCGCTTACATCGCTTCCGTTCGAAGAGAGGCGATGCGTTATCGATCAGTCGCACAAGTTCGTAGGTGCTCTCAACGAGATCATCGCCGTCGACGGCGGCGCAATCGCCATGCGCTGGAATAGCCAATGGCGGCGTCGTGGGTACGGCTACCGCATCGAGCATAAAGAGCGCGACCAGAAAATTTATCTGCTCCGATCAAGTTGGGCCAAAGAGAGGGGTCTGGTCAAGCCGGGCACCGCCGGTTACTACGACGACATCACGAAGGTTGGCGAGGAAGTCTGCTGTTCGTGCTTCGCTACTTGGATTTATGCCGTGCGCGACCTACCCGAAGACATGCTGACCAACGCCGGAAAGAAAGCTTTGGAAGACGCCCGCGCGAAAATCGCCGCTATGAGAACCTGATATGCCATTAGAGAAAGGATGGTCGCAAGCGGCAATCAGCGCCAATATAGCGACTGAACGAGAGGCGGGAAAACCAGAAAAGCAAGCCATCGCGATTGCCATGCATGAAGCAGGCAAGAGCAAAGCCGACTCGGAAACAGTGAAAGCCGCCGGCACGCTGGTCGTCGCAGACGGCAACGTGCTGTTTCTGCGCCGCGGCAACGGTGGCGATCATCCGGGCGAATGGGCATTCCCTGGCGGGCACATCGAAGCCGGCGAAACACCCGAAGAAGCCGCCCGTCGCGAGACTCAAGAAGAAACCGGCTATGAGCCGCACAAACTGATTGAACTTGGCAAGTCCGATGACGGCGCGGTCGAGTTCACCACGTTCTATAACGAATGTCGGCCGTTCGATGTCGCGCTGAGTGACGAGAGCACAGAGTTTCTGTGGTCACCGCTCGGGTCATGGCCAGAACCGCTGCACCCCGGTTGCCGTTTCGTGCTCGAGTCGGATGCATTCAAGGCGATCCGCAAGGCGCACATGACCGAGACGGACCTCGCGCGCGCGATGGTCGCGGGCGATTATTCGTCGCCGCAGTTCTTCGTGAACATGTGGCTGTTCGATATTCGCATCACGGGCACAGGCACATCGTACCGATCGAAGGACGAGGAATACGTCTACCGGCCGCCAGAGGAATATCTCAACGATGAATTCCTGGCGCGCTGCAATGGCTTGCCGGTCATCGTCGACCACCCGGAGAACTCGAATCTGAACTCGGAAGAGTTCAAGAAGCGTTCTGTCGGATCGGTCATGTTGCCCTACATCAAGGGCGACGAAGTCTGGGCCATCGTCAGAATCTACGATGAGGCGACCGCGACGCTCATGTCGCAAGAGCAACTATCCACGTCGCCCAACGTCGTCTTCCGCAATCCGAAGCTGGAAAACACCGTTGTAACCCTCGACAACGGCGAGAAGGGTCTTATTGAGGGAAACCCAAAACTGCTCGACCACATCGCGATCTGCGAGGTTGGCGTGTGGGACAAGGGCGGTCCGCCTACTGGCGTATCTACCACCAACGTTCAGGAACCTGAAATGAATGAAGAAGAGCGTAAGGCCAAGGCGGACGCCGAGGCAAAGCAGGAACTCGAAGCGAAAGCCAAGGCCGATGCCGAGGAGAAATCCAAAGCAGACGCTGAGGAAGAAAGGTCCAAGGCCGATGCAGAGCGCTGGGACAAACTGATGTCGGCTGTCGACTCGCTGGCAAAGCGCATGGACTCCTTCGAAGACAAGAAGGACGAAAACAAGAAGGCGGATGCCATGCCGGCTGAAGAACTTCCGGTGGCCGAGAAAAAGGCCGACGCCGAAGAGGAGGCGAAGGCCGACGCCGCGAAGCGTGAAAGCGCCCTGCTCGATCGCGTCAACCAGCTCGAAAAGATGCTGGTGCAGACTGCGCAATTGGCCGTGAAGCCGCTCACCGACGCTGACCACGCCGCATTTGCTGACGTGCAAGCCAAGGCCGATGGCATCTATTCGGCGTTCGGCAAGCAGGCTTCGCGCGCAATGAACGGCGAAGACGTGCTGGCATATCGCAAGCGCCTCGCTGCTCCGATGAAGTCGCACAGCGCAGCATGGAAGGACGTCGATCTGAGCAAGCTCGAGGCTTCGGTCTTCGATATCGCCGAATCCGCCATCTACGCTGACGCAGCGCAAGCCGCCAATCGCCCGGTCGACGGCTTCGAAAATGGCCCGCGCGCACGTACGCGTCAACTCGCGACGGGTCATACGGTTACGGAATTCTTCGATAACCGTCCGTCGTGGATGGATAGCTTCCGCACGCCGCGTGTCATGAGCAAGAAATCCGACCTGCAAAAAGTCGCCAGCAATACCCACTGAGACGCATTCGTCGCAATCACGAAGCCCGCTTGATGCGGGCTTTTTTCATTTCTGAACTAGGAAAATCATGGCATTGAATACGCCTTTCTTCCCGTACCAGACGACGAATGCCGCAGGCTCGTTCGGGGTACAAAGCGCCGGTTACGTCCAGGGTGTTTATCAAGACGCCCCGGCTCTCCGGTATTCGCTCATGGCTGGCACGCTTTCCGCCAACGCAACCGGCCCGGTCTGGGGCGGCATGGCGATTTCGGAAAGCATCGCGCCGGCATCGGGCTATGACCGCACGCAAGGCGGCACGATCGTGGCTGCTACGGCTGTCGCGAACGTCACCGGATTCTCGGTGTTTAACAACGCCTACGCATGGCCGAGTTCGCCGCAAAGCCCGGTTCCGATGGCTGGCGCTTCGGGCATGACGATCCCGTTTTTCCGCATGGGCTCGGGAATCGAGATCCCGGTGGCAATGGACCAGTCGCTCGTTTCGCTCAGTGGCGGCCTGATCACGCAACAGGTCTCGTGGGACTTCAATAACCAGATTCTGGTTCCGTTCAACGCATCGACTGGCACGGTCAGCGTTACCTCGGTCACCTCGTCGTTTGCGAGCGGCGTCTATACGTTTGCAGTTGTGACGGCTGCTGCGGCTAATGTCGGCGCTGTCGGTGACGAAATCTTCGTCGCAGGCGTGACCGGCACTGGCGCCGCGCTTGTCAACGGCTCGCAAACGCTTACGTCCTTCACGGACAACCAGCATTTCAGTTTCCAGGTGACCGCAGCCTCCGGCGCGATTGCGACTGGCGCGCTGACGGGCACGATCACCCTTGTTCAAGGCACGGGCGCACTGCCGGTGAAGATCGTCGACATCAATGTCGGCAACAGCATGACGGTTGCCTACAACCCCACCACTGGTGCGGCTACCTGGAATCGCCAGGGCTCTACCGCTCTCATCCAACTCTGAGGTTAAACCATGGCGAATCTTGTACCCGCACAGATTCGGGTCAGCCCGCATTACCTGATCCCCGAACTGCTTCTTCAATACCAGCAGGCATCCGGTGCATTCGACCTGATTGCGACGGGTGACCCGCTTGTGCGCCTCGGCGAAGGCGACCTCGCTGTCTACGGCAAGCGGATGGAAGTCCGCACCGCCGTGCAGACCGGCCAGTTCGTTTCGAACGCCGTGCCTAGCTGCACCGTTGTCTATAGCGAATTCAGCACGCCGACGTATATGATCCGTTCGCGCGCTGAGTATGACCATCACGACACGGCTGCGCTCGGTCGTGTTGGCGCGTCGTCGGTCGAAGCCCATCGTCTGGCCATGCGTCAGGCAACGTTCCAGCAACAACGGAACCTGCTGTTGTACGGTGCGAACCCGGCGAACGGCGAAGGCCTCGTCAATGCGAATGGCGCTACGGCAATCAACCTGCCGGCAGACTCGAATGGCAATTCGACCGTCTCGACGTATGACAATGGTCAACTCGCGTTCTTCCTGCTGCAGCAAATGGGCAACATCAAGCGCCGCACCATGCAAATCGGTGTTGGCGTTCGCTTCTCGGTGACGACCACGCAGGAAATTCTCGAACAGATTTCCTATCCGGGCATCGTGCAACTCACGCAGTTCCAACGCACTGGCGCTGGTTCGGAAACGACCCAAGGCCTCGTCGAAGACGTGCTCGCACGGAACGACGATGCGATCACCTGGGGTGCGGACGACACGCTCATTGGCAAGGGTGCCGGCGGCACGGACCTGATTATCATTTCCATGCCGGAGGTGAAGAAGCCGCAAGGTGGCCGCATCAACACCAACGAGTTCGCGGAACTCACGCCAGGCCTCCAGGCTTGCGCGCTGCAACTCGTTGACCGTGCCGCTCCGACCGAAATCACCGCGCCGCTGCCGGCTGGTGCTGTTGACGTCGTGTCGGAATTGCGTTCGACCTCGGGTTGGTCGACTCGCCCGGAAAGCTTGACGCTCATCTCGGCCGGTTTCTAACGGTCAAGTCCGTGGATAGGTTGCGCAACTGACAAGCACGCCCCCTGTCGTGTTTCCACGGACTCCGATACAGGGATTAACTAACAGGGAAAAATCATGTCTCTCTACGTCGCAAATCTGACGAAGTTCAATTTCCAACTCCAGTTCTGGGTTGAAGGCGTCAATAAAGCAGTCATCGTGAATTTCTCTCCGGGTGAACAAAAGAGCGTCTATCCGGAGGGCAATGATGTCGATCACCAAAGGATCGTCGATCAACACCGCGTCTACGGCATTACTCCGTGGGCCGAGGTTGCGCGGCAACGAGAATTTATCGGTCAGTGTTATCAGTTCGATGCGCCGATGCCCCTCAATGGCATGATCGAAGCGATGCTCAAAAATGAGGATGTTCTCAACGATCAGGCTCATGAGCGACGCAAGGAAATGGCTGCCGCCTCCGATGATCTGATGCAGAAAACCGCCCAGGAGACTGACACCAAGATCAATAGCTTCGAAGTCGAAATCGAAGAGGTTGAGCAGAAGGGTGTTGACCCGCAGATCCACGAAATCATCTCAGTCGGCGAAGACAAGCCGCAACAACAGGAGCGTCGCCGCGGCCGACCGCGTCGCAGTTAAATATGTCCACACCTCTCGCGCCATTCCAGACGTCTCCGCAGCCGAACGTGACGGACTTCTATACGTTCCTGCTAAACGTCGCCGGTATCCCGGCTGCCGCACTGCCGTCCGACAGTCCTTATCTGACATGGGCGCTCAGTTACTCACAGGAAATGACGCTAGGGGTGTTGAAAGTCATCGGGTCGGACTTCTATTGCTTCGCGGTCTATCTGCTGGGCACGTCCTTCCTGATCAACTGGTGCCCGGACCAGACCGGGCAGGATTATTTCCAGGCGCTCAGGAAAGATCTCAACATCTCGGGGTTCGTCGGTGGCGTTGTGCAATCCACGGCGGATCAAGCGACGTCCGAGTCGATGATGATGCCCGATTTCCTGAAGGGCCTAACTATCGGTCAGCTACAGATGCTCAAAGACCCATTCGCACGGCAGTGGCTTGCCATGCAGAGCGAACTTGGGCCGATCTGGGGAATTTCCTGAGGTGATATATGGCAGCCGGACGCGACTTTGAATCACCGATAGCAGATGGTGGCGGAAGCTACTCGGCGCCGAAAGTATTTGCCAGGAACGCGCCGAGTCGCCTCACGTTGAATCTCGGCATCATCGACGTACCCTATGCGAACGCCGCTCAGCCAGAGAGAGTCCCGCAGGCGAAAAAAGGCAAAGCCAATAAGCCGGTCAAGCCGAAATCGGCAAACGGCGGCCAGACGACCGGTGACGTCGCAGAAATCCTCGAGTCGAAATATGGCGTGATGGATACGTTCGCATTCGCCCACATGCCGGACATCGCCAAAGAGCTTGAAGGATCGCTGGCCGGCGCCCTTGAAACAATGATGATGGGCGGTGGAGCGAGTCCCAATCCGTTCGCGTCGGCGGAAACAGCCATTACTGCGATGTTCAAGAACTTCCTCGCTACGGGCGCGATCGAGCATATGGGCGTCGAAGGTGTTCCGACTCAGGCTGCATTGGACGGCGTGAATCACCGCCTGAAGCACCCGTATGCCAAGAGCAACCCGCGGCGTGAATCATTCGTCGATACGGGCATGTATCAGTCGCACTTTGTCGCGTGGATGTCCTGATGCCATCCATAGCCGAGTCAATTGGTAACCAGTCACAACTGGCGAATGGGCTGGCGGCAGGCGTCAATACCCTGTCGCAGCACCAGACGATCACATTCACGCAGTACGTTCAGCAAATCGTTTCGCCGGATTCCTACGTTTTCTGGGTCAACACCGGACAAACTACGACGGTAGAAGGGTCGCTGCACTACGCAACGAATCAGCAGCAGAACGAAGACGAGACGATCGCAGTCAATCGCGTGATTCTCACGGCCCTAAGCCAGATCGATGATTTCAACAGCATCGCGCCGAATACGATCTGGGTCGGCACGTTCGAGGGCATCCAGTTTTCGTTCAATACGCGTGCGTCGTTCTACCAGCAAGCGAACCTGTACCACTACGAAGGCAATGCGGTTTATCCAGCCCTCGCCTCGCAATTGGTCGATAGCGCTGCGGATCTGCCCGTTGGTCCGATCGTCTCGAACAGCCTGCCAATCTGGCTGAGCCAGAACAGCTTTGCGCCGGTCTATCCGTCCTATCTCGTGCCGGCGAACATTGTTCCACCGTACATCACGGCTCATATCGAACCGGATATGACGGAAGCGCCGTCATTTCCGATCTACGGATGGCCAGGAACTACCGGGCCCGGTTCACCCGCCCCGCTTCATGATCTGCCCAGTACTCAACTGGCGAAGGACCGCGTGAGGCTGACGCTGTACGGCTTCACGAATCAGATGGCGACTCAGTACCTCGTCTCGCTCATTGAGTATTCGATGGACAGTGACAACTTCGGATTTGGCAATTCCCCGGCCATCAAGGATCAGAAGCGCACGCAATCCGAATTGAATGTCATCGCCATGAAAAAGACGATCGACATCGACGCGTGGTACTTCCAGTCGACGTCGGATGCAATCGCCAGACGGCTGATTCTCTCTGCCGGATTCAGTTCTATTACCACCTAGCGGGCATACCGCTGCTGCAGACAACCAACCCGCTCCGGCGGGTTTTCTTTTTTCAGGAGCTTTAAATGCCCCAAGGTCCGATCGCAGTTCAGAACGTTAGCAATGCAAAGACGAAACTCAACATCACGACGAAGACTGTCGTCAAGACAGGCGTCGGCCGCGCGTTGAAGTTGTCCGTGATTACAGTCGCGACCGGCGGCGCCGTGGGTGTCTATGACGCAGCCACGACGGCCGCTGGCGTCACCGCCACGGCGCTCTTCCAGGTTGGCGCTACGCCGTGGGTTCCCGCTGGCGTTGTTCCCCTCGACATGGCTTACACGAGCGGTCTCGTCGTCGACCCCGGTACGGGTGGCGTCGTAGTGGTCGAGTACATCTAATAACTGGAGCCCGCCCACATGGCGACCACCATCACTCCGACGATTGTAACGGTCAATACGACTGTTACGCGCGCGCCGACCGTCTCGCAGCTCCAGCAGAGTGGTGCGATTGTGTCTACGGGCGGCACGACCCTCACCGCTGGCACGTATCAATATTGCGGAACGTTGTCCGCAGTGCAGGCGATCCTTGCAACGCCTCTGGCACTGACTGGCATGGTCTGGTCGAGCGGCGTTGTCACCGCTACTACGACTGCGACTATTGGCCTGTCCACTGGACAGACGTTCACTACGACAATCGCTGGCGCCACTCCTGCCGCTTATAACGGCACGTACGTTGCGTCAGTGACTGGCGCGAATACCTTCACGTTCGCCATTGCGACGAATCCAGGCACCGAGACAGTTCCGGGCACGTATCTGCCGTCAAACGCGGGTTTCATCAGCAACTCGGCGACGACATTCTTCGCGCAAGGCACGTCAGTCGGCGTGTACGTTCTCGAGCTCGGGTCGCAGACGACTGCGGCAGCGGCTATCACGGCGCTTCAGACGTGGATCACTGCAAACAGCAATCCGCAAGTTTTCTATTCGTATCTGTTGCCGGCATCGTGGGATTCATCCTCGAGCGCGGCGCTGAACACCATGACGGCGAATTACGAAAGCCCGAGTGGCCAGACGTACTTCTTCGTCACTACGACGGTCACGAACCTGCCGACGTACAACGTGAACAAAGCTGTGTTTGCGGTTGTGCCGAGTCCGACACAAGCCAGCACGGAGCATCAGGCCGCAGCGTGCTTCTATCAGTGGCTGGTGAACAATCCCGGCTCCGCGAATCCGCTCGCCCCGATGGCATTCCGCTATGTGTTTGGCGTAACGCCTTGGTCACAGATCGGAAATGCGACGAACATCAATACCGTTCTCACGAACTTCGGCAACCTTATCCTGACCGGTGCCGAAGGCGGCATCTCTACGGCTACCCAGTTCAAGGGCACCTTGATGGATGGTGAACAGGCCTCGTGGTGGTACGGCATTGACTGGTTCCGGATTCAGGTCAAACAGGTGCTGGCGAACGCTGTCATCAATGGATCGAACAGCAATCCTCCGCTTCTGTACAACCAGGCCGGCATCAACACCCTTCTGGCGAAAGCCCAGAACGTTGGCAATTCGGCTGTTGCATTCGGTTGTGCGTTGAGCGTCGACATTACCGCAGTCCCCTTCTCGACATACACGACGCAGAATCCGAGCGACTACAACAACGGCATCTATAACGGGTTTGCGGCAACGGTGGTTGGTCAGAATGGCTTCCTGACAATTACCTTCAACCTCGACGCTACCCAGTTCGTGGGCTAAGGAGAAAACTAAATGGCTAATCCTTACCTCATCGCTGGCCCGCTGAACCGGGTTCGATGCCATGTGGTGATCTCGTCCTCGCCGACGCTGAACATCCAGTCTTCGTACATGGGCAAATCTTTTGCCCGGATCGAGTTCGAAGGCGACTTCGTGCAACAGATCGAAGTTGGAACGGGTGTCGTGAACTCGCCGGAGCCGTATGTGATGGCGTCTATTACGGTCGGGCTATTGCGGTCTCAGCCGCTTGCGGCCAGCTGGCTCTCGCAAGCTCAGGACACAGGTGTGCTGGGCGACGTGACGATTCACAGTGACACGTCCGCATTCCCGGCGATTACGTTGAATGACACTGCGATTCGCAGCCTCGAGCCCGGAGCTTACGACGGCACCGACCCGGTTGTTCGGTTGACGCTCCGCGGAACGTTCAACATCAACTCCGCCCTGTGGTCATTCACCTGATTCTGCTTTGCTGCGGCTAGGGACGCGACCCGAAAGCCGGCCCCTTACCGGTTGCCGCAGCATCTCCTAAGGCTCAATAAAGGATTGAGATGAAAATCGACGAAAAGCGACACCTGACACTGCCCATCGTGACTGAGAAAGTCACGAAGAAGATTGACGGAAGGGATGTCGTAGAAGATGTCGTGAAGGTTTGGGCTTTTCATAGCCCAATCTCGCGGGAAGTGTTTGAGCAGCATTACCGCGTTCTGTCAGCGACCAAGTCAGCGCTGGCCACTAAGGGCTCCCATTACTTGATGTCGTCCGGTCCACGTATCGCGGCACTCACGCTGCGCGATGAAGGCAGGAAAGACGCAGCGGCACGCGGTTCCTTTGATGAGCAAGGCAATGTGCAGGACGACGAGACGCCGGCTTTCTTCGCGGAACTCAAGCGCCTGACGATGGTACTTTGTCCGGGTGCACATGGCTGGGACATGCTCCCCGTTGATACGGCCATCGCTGGCGGGAAGATTGACTCCGAGGATTGGGAGGAGGTGGCGTCGTCCATTGTTTTTTTCTGCTGTCACTATGCGATGGCTCGCAAAGCCGATCGCGAGACGACGGCGAGGGCCACCGCTTCTCTGCTGGGTGCATCGATTACGTCCTCGGCACCTACGGAGTTCGTCGCTTCCTTGCCGAACTCGACGCTGGCAGAACCTACGAGACAGGCAGTGTCCTCGATTCCATCCTGACCTACATCGTCGGAGAGGGGTTTGTCGAGACCTTCGAGCGATACGACACCCCTTACCGATCGGCGCTGGAATACAGAAATAGGTATCTGCTAGAGGCGCTAAAACGATGACGGCAAAAAGTGTTGTTCAGATCGACGTAGATTCATCGCAGTTCTCTGCGTTCTATGAGTTGTTCCAGAAGTATGAAGAACGGCTTAAGGAGGCTCCGGAGGATTGGAAGAAGGTTGCAAATTCGATCGATGACGCGTTGTATGACATGGGGGAATTCGAGGACATCTCCCAGTCCACAAAAGAAGCCATAACGATAGCGGCCATTCAGGCCGATCTAATATCGAAAGGTATTCAGAAATCTACCGGCGTCCAGGACAAGTTCAATATCAAGACGAAAGACGGCGCTATCCAGATGGGTCGGATGGCGAAGTTCTCGAAGGAAATGCACAAAGACATCTCCAAGATGTCCGGCATCTTTCTCAAGCTGGGCGCGCTTGGCGGTTCGGCTCTAGCGATTCCTGCGGCCATCTTTGCAGCCACGAATCAATTGGCCGGGCAAAACCTCCAGGCCCGCGGACTTGGTCTCAAGATTGGGCAGACGCAAGCATTTGGCGCCAATTTCGAGAAATTCGGTCTTGGCGCATCTGATCTCGGGAATATTGCAAACGCGCAAGGTGACGTCTCGAAGTGGCGCGCCCTGATTGCGGCCGGCCTGACGCCGCAGCAAATCCAGAACGAGGACGCCGAGCAGTTGACGTACGACTTTGCTCGGGCGGCAAGCGGGAAGTATCGGGAATGGCAGAAATCGGGCATGCCGGCCGGCTCAATGGCGCAGGCTTATGGCTTCACGGATTTCCTGTCGCTCCAGCAGTTGCGGACTGGCGCGAGTTACAACGACTCCGACTGGGCGAAAGCGCAGCAAAAGCAGATTGCCGATGCCAAGCGCAACGAGGTCGATCAAGGCACAGCCGATCAGGCGTCCGACGTCAAGGCAGCGCTGAAGTCGGACTGGGCGCAGGTCATGAATACGTTCAACGACCAGCTCGCCGCTGCCAGTCCCGAACTCAAGATTCTGGGAGATTCAGCCGCCGCTGCCGCAGTGAATCTGCTGAAGGTCGCAGGCCCAGAAGCTAAAAGCCTTCTGAGTGCAATTGAGAACCCTGGAGCCGTTCAGCCGAACGAGGGCCGAGTAACCAGCGGCCTTCGCCAGTTCGGCAACTGGCTCCGCGGTAAAGCTTCGTCAACGGCCGATTCTTTTCAGTCCGGCACCCTTGGCGCTCCGACGCTGAATAGCATCATCGATTCGCAGTATTCAGTCGAATCAAGCCGAGGCAAGAAATTGCTGTCGCCGAAAGGCGCGATCGGCCCAATGCAGTTCATGCCAGACACCTGGAAAGAATGGGGGCATGGCAACGTCAATAGCCTGGCCGATTCACAGGATGCTGCCAGACGGTACGACGCGTTCCTGCTGAAGCGATATGGCGGCGATGTGCGAAAGTCCCTTGCCGCCTACAACTGGGGCATGGGCAATCTGGACAAGGACATTGCGAAGAATGGCGCGAACTGGGAGTCTCACGCACGCAAGGAGACGCAGGATTACCTGAGCAAGATCACCCAGCTTATGTTGCGGCAAGGCCAGAACGTCAACATCAATATCACCAATTCGACGCCCGCTCGGGTTGCCACTTCCATGAACGCTGCGCCGCACTGATATGAGTATAGTTTCCGACGCGTTCAGGTCAACGTATGACCTCGCCTTCCAGGTGACTCCCATCATCCTGGTTGGCGGGATCGCTACGAACACCCTGGGCGGCATGCTGCCGATTATCGCGCTTGCCGGGCAATCGGCAGCGGCTGCACAGGGGGCATTGAGTAGCGGTCTCAATGCAGATGCATTCTTCGCCCGCTTCGTTCCTGTGCCGGGATCGACGCTGATCAATCAGCAGGTAGCGACCTATCCGTTCGCTAACCAGGCCGTGGCGGCGAATGCCACAATCCAGCAGCCGCTGACAATTTCGCTACGGATGATCGCCCCAGTGAAGGACACTGCGGGCTATCTGACTAAGCTGGCGATTTTCACGGCCTTGCAAAGCTCGCTGATTGCGCACAACGCCGCGGGGGGCACGTATTCGATTGCTACGCCGGCCTTCATCTATACAAATTGTCTGCTTACCCAAATGACGGACATTACGGGCGGCGACACCAGGCAGCATCAGATCATCTATCAGTTGGACTTTGTACAGCCTCTCATCACGGGGCAACAGGCGACTGCTGCATATAACAGCCTCATGACCAAGCTGACGAGCGGATCTCCGATCAATGGCAACAATGTCGGCACCGGTAGCTCAATATGGTCTAGCTCCGTAACTGCGGTAGGAACCGCCGCACAGAGCGCCGTACAGAATGTGAATGGGGTTGCGGGTGTCGTGAATCAGTTTTTGAGTTCGCCGCTATGACGACGCTGATCCCTTTCATTCCATCTGCCACCTCCAACCCGCCCTTCTCCACGCCTCTAACTCTGGACGCGACGAGCTATGCGGGGGTCGCGACGTGGAACATCGTCGGAAATCGATGGTATCTGACAATCGTCGATCAATCGGGAAATGTGATCTGGTCTGGCGCAATGGTCGGATCGCCCAACGGGTTTGATATTCCGTTGGCGCCGGGAATCTTTCAGCGATCAACCATCCTGTTCAGGGCAGATACAGGAAATCTGGAAGTTATTCCATGAGCCGATACTACGCACTGACGCTGACTGCTCCCGGCGGTTCGCAGCCAGTCCGTACATGGGAATCTCATCCGAAAGGCATCTACGACCCTGCCGCTCTCAACATTGAATACGATGCCTTGGTCGGACCGTACGGTACGCCGTCTGGCGCGTCGACGATCACGGTGTACGGAATCTCGCTGCAGGATCTTACGCAATCTCAGCAGTTCGCCGGGATGACGCTGGAACTTAAGTCTGGTATGCGCGCGGGACTTCCGTTGGCCAATCCGGCTCAATCGGGAACGATCCTAAAAGGTCAGATCTTCCAGTCCTTCGGAAACTGGGAGGGCGTAGATCAAACGCTCGATTTCGTCGTGGTGCCCGGATCCTACACCAACGAGAATCCCGGAAACATCGTTCTCGATTGGAGCGCTGGCGAGTCCCTCGGGGACGCGCTTAGGCAAACATTCTCGGTTGCATATCCGGGAATGGCCGTCGACATGAATCTGAGCTCTAGTCTGGTGCTCAACTACGATGAAGTGCATTTTTGCAGCACGCTTGACCAGCTGGCTCAGATGGTGTCCGAACTCACGGGCGCCGTGTTTGATAACCCGGTAACGATCGGCATTCAGGCCGGCCGCATTGTTGTCTTCGATTCGACCTATAGGCCGGCGCCTACGCAGTTGGCATTTACCGACTTCGTTGGCCAGCCGACCTGGATTGCCGCGAACACGGTTCAGGTGAAATTGGTGGCGCGTGCCGACCTCCAGATGGGAGCGCTTGTGAGAATGCCCGAAGGCTTGCAGAACCTGCCGGGCTTTATCACTACCACGCAGAATTCATTTCCTTCGACGATCAAATATCAGACAACTTTCCAGAACAACTTCATCGTCCAGGAGTTGCGCCAGATCGGAAATTTCCGATCGAATGATGCGACTCAATGGGTGACGATCGCCAACTGCCTGATGGTGCCCAATGGCTGAGAATTACGCAAAGCTGGCGGTACAGAAGAATGCTAATCAGGTCGCGGTTAACCGCGCGCAGCAGGCCATCCAGAATACGGGCCGCGCACTGCCATGTCGGGTGGTCAAGGTATCGGGTGCTACCGTAACGGTTGCATTCGAACTGAACTCGGCGCCGTGGACGCTACCGCAGATCACGATTCCGAAGGCTGAGAGTCCGTGGATTCGGATGCCAACGCAGGTGGGCGACAAGGGCGTCACGATGCCCGGCGACGCGTATCTGGGCGGTGTTTCCGGCTTGGGCGGTGGTACGGCAACGTTGGCCCGGCCCGGGAATCTGAGCGCGTTAGTATTCGTTCCAGTGAGCAACAAGAGCAGTCCGCCGATTGATCAGAATGCGGCACAGGTCCAAGGGCCCAACGGGGCAATTATTCGGACGACTGAGGGCGCGACGTCATCAGTAGTGACAGACCAGAATGGCACGACAATTACATTCGGTTCTGTATCGCTCGTTATCAACGCGTCAGGAATAACGATGACGGCAGGCGGCCAGACGTTCAAATGGGGCGCATCTGGTGCGGATTCGACGATGCCTATTACGGCGCCAGATGTCGTGCTTCCGAATGGAAGCGTGAACGGCCACTATCATCCGGGCGTCCAGACAGGCTCTGGCAATACCGGCACGATGACCGGTTAGTGCTGGGAATACGTCCCCTTGACGTCTCCATAGCGATCTTCCCACGCACTGAATCTGTATCCATAGTCGACAGTTCCGTTGCTCCAGTGGACGTTCAGATAGCAGTCGATGCGGTATCGACCTGGGTATATCTCATATGCCGGCGTACCGCCCAGCGTTTCGATCTTTTCGATATGCGCCGCTCTGTCTGGCAGACCTAGGAGGTACGGAATATTCGTCATCTCCAGATCGCGCGCCATCGGAGCTTTGCAGTTTTCTGGGATGCCTTGTGCGAAAGCAAAGCATGGGAACAGCAGCGCGATAAGCAGTTTTTTCATGTTAAGCCCTTGAGAGTTAAACAATGCGTACATGGGGACGACAGTATTTCGAGGACGGCACCTATAAATGGGTTGAGGTAGTAACCGACGCAAACGGCTACAACGACAACGTCTATATCACCACACTTGCCCAATGCCTGAAACTCAACCTCGGTGAGTCTCCGTTTTTCGGTAATTATGGGATCCCTCAGTATCAGACGATCATGACGCAAGTCATGCCGGATTTCTATGCCTCACAGACGCAGACCCAGTTCGCCCCATATTTCGCATCTCTTAGTATCACGCGAGTTCGGGCTGCCTTTCCCCCGGTCTACCAGGTCAATGCCGTTTGCCACAGCGGCGCGATCTTGACGCCTGAAATATTCACGATCAATGGGTTGTCTGGTGGGCAACTCGATAGCACCTTCATTCTCGACCAGTCCACGCTCTCATGACGAAACGCATCTTCGCTGTTGCATTGCTTCTAGCCTGCTCCGCAGCCAATGCTCAGTTCGTGTCTGGCCAGGTCTTGACCGCAGCGCAGCTCAATAGCGCGCTGGCAGCAAAGACCAATAACAATCTGGCGGCCATCACCGGTGGCACGATCTCCGGCCTGTCTACTCCCTTGCCGGTGGCATCTGGGGGAACTGGAGCCAACAGCGGTCCTGCGGCGCTCAGTGGCTTGGGCGCCGGCACAATGGCGACGCAGAACACCAATGCCGTTGCCATTACGGGCGGCACGATCAGCGGCGTGACCTTAAGCGGCGTCACCATCCCGTTGACCAATTTGGCGGCGCAAGCCGCCAACACGGTCGCCGCAAACGTCACCGCGTCGTCCGCGTCTCCGGCTGCCTTCGCAATGCCAAGTTGCAGCACGACGACGAGCGCGCTGCAATACACGAGCGGCACTGGGTTCACGTGTTATTCGAACTCGGCTTCGCTGACGGGGGCGACGTTCTCGGGCGCCGTCTCGGTCTCGCCTGCTTCCGGTGACGGCACGCTGACCGTCAATGCGGTGAATGCGAACACCGCCGATCTGTATTTGCAGACCGGCGGCGTCACGATGTGGGGCATTATCCGTAACAACGCGACGAACAGCGGCTCAAACGTCGGTTCGAATTTCCAGATCACACGCAATAACGATGCGGGCGCGAGCATCGATAACCCGTTCGTGATCACGCGCTCGACCGGCGTCGTCACGATGGTAGATGGCATTACGAACAGTCCCATCAGCGGCAGCACCGGCTCGTTCACCACGCTTGCGGCGAGCAGTACGGTCAGTGGTACTGGGTTCAGCACGTATCTGGCATCGCCGCCCGCGATCGGCGGTACGGCGCCGGGCACTGGCAAGTTCACCACGCTTCAGGCGACGAGCACGACGACGAATGACAGCGCGCAGGCCGGAAGCGTTGGGGAAACCATCACCGCTACAGGCTCGGGGGTGGCACAGACAACCACGGTATTGACGAACGTTACTTCAGTGCCTTTAACAGCAGGCGATTGGGATGTGACGTGCTCATGGACGGGATCAGCTTCCAGCGGTACGTCGGGCCTTAATTTTGGCCTGACAACCACCTCCGCAGCGCAGGCGCCAGTTGGTCAACGTGTGCTATTCGGGGGTTTCAGTACGACCGCTGGCGTTGAAATGCCGTGCCCTTCGTTCAGGTTGAGTCTTGCATCATCCGCCACCCTCTTTCTAACGTCGGCCCCCACGTTCAGTGGAACGATGACAGCGGGTGGAACCATATGGGCGCGTCGTCGTCGCTAAGCGCTTCGTCCTGAACCAGAGATACGCAATCAACCGCCCTCGGGCGGTTTTTTTATTGGCTAAGATAAATGAGCGCAACCAGCAGCTCCGCGAGCGTACCGCTAGTGATGACGGCGGCAGGACCGGTTACGACGCCCCCACTGACCCTGCGTACCGCGCTTGTTGACGGGGTCGCGGCCACCAATCCTGACTACACGGCTAATCTTCCGGGGAGCCTGATTGAGGACATCGCGTCGACCGACGTTGGCGCGCTCGTCACTATGGATCAGGCGCGTGTTGAGTACATCAACAGCGTAACGCCCTATGGAGCCAATGCGTTCATTCTGGCGCAACTCGGCGCACAGTTCGGCATCCCGCAAGGCGTGGGTGCTAACGCCAGCGTGTTTGTCCAGTTTTCCGGCCCCGCAGGCTATGTGCTCCAGCCGGGCTTTACGGTTTCCGATGGTACGAACCAGTATGCATTGCAGGATGGCGGTGTCATTGAGACGGGCGGCTTCACTCCCCTGCTTTTTGCCGTTGCGACGACCAGCGGGACATTCTCCATTCCCGCGAATACGGTAACGCAGTTCGTCACCTCGATTCCGAGCCCGTACACTGGCTCGATCGCCGTCAACAACCCCGAAGCCGGAACACCTGCAACGACGACGCAGAGTGTGCAGGATTATCGGGCCCAAGTGTTGCAAGCTGGGATCGTCGCATCAACTGGCACGCCCGCCTATCTCAAGACGCTGCTCTACAAGATCACGGGCGTCCAGCAACAACTCGTGTCGATCAATGCAGTAGCCGGCGGCTGGCAGGTAATTTGCGGGGGCGGGGATGCCTATGCAGTAGCCAACGCAATCCTTCAGGGTGTGCCTGATATTGCTACGCTGCAGGGGTCGCAACTCGCCATCACTGGCATGTCCGCCGCCAATCCGGTCGTCATCACGACGAATCTGAATCACGGATATATCGCTGGGCAGACGGTCGCGGTGACTGGTGCAACCCCGAGCGCCTACAACCTGGCCTATACGGTCGCGTCGGTCACGCCGACCTCGATCACGACGACTACGAACGGGACTGGCTTTGGAGCATATGCAAGCGGCGCCACGCTGACGCCGAATCCGCGGAATGTATCGGTCTCGCTATTCCAGAATCCGGATGCATATTCGATCACGTTCGTGAACCCACCGCAGCAGACTGTCACAGTGGCTGTTACATGGAACACGACGCTGCCGAGTTTCACTGCCGGAATCTCGGTGAACCAGTTAGCCGCGCCGGCACTGCAGTCGTATTTGAACTCGATCTATGTCGGACAACCGATCAATCTGCTCGAGATGACTGCGGTATTCCAGAACGCTGTTGCATCTGTGATCGCAGCACCGAACATAACGACTCTCACTTTTGCGGTCTCGATCAACGGCGTCACTGCTACGCCAGGAGCCGGCACGAGCATCATCGCTGGTGACCCAGAGTCGTTCTTTTTCTGTAGCGCAACGGGCATAACTGTCGCACAGGGCTGACATGGCACAAATCGAATCATTCTCGACACTGCCATTACAGAACGTCATTCCGAGTTACCTTTACTGGGAATATTCGGGCGATCAGGATCTTCAGGCGTTCGTCGCTTCGTACAACTCTCTGGGTCAAGGATATCTCGACTGGTTCAACGAGACGCCTCTCGGCGTGTACACGTCGCCGAACATCACTGGGCCACTGCTCGACTGGATTGGGAATGGGATCTACGGGATACCGCGACCGGTACTATCGTCACAGACTGCACTGACGACAGCGGGATACAACACGCTGCCATACAACACTGTTCCTTATGACTATCTCTCGGAGTCGACGTCCGGGAGCGCGGCCATAGCATCCGACGATATCTATAAGCGGGTGATGACCTGGAATCTATACCGCGGAGACGGACAGGTATTTACTATCGGATGGCTCAAGAACAGAGTAAGTCGATTCTTGAACGGCGCTAACGGATCGGACTGGCCGGTACTCAACGATCCGCCTTCGATTACGGTATCTGGCAACGTCTTCACGATTACGTCATTCGACGACATATTTTATACGGCATTACAGGAATGCATCTCAAATAGCATCCTGTCGGTCCCGTTCCAATACACGTTCCAGTTCGTCAGCGTCGGATTTCTCAATGACGGCGGTGTTTTGTGGATGACAGCACCGCTGAACTATCCCACTAGCTCGCTTGGCCTTCCGGCGGGAGCGGTTTGGTACAACGGCGGCACTGTGAGTGTAGTACCGGGCGTTACCCCCAATCCTGCGGCGCCTCCAGTTTATTTCGGCTCTATCACAGCGGCCAGCCTTCTTGCGCTCGGCGGCGGAGATCTGCCGCTTACCAATCCCGGAGTAGGCACTCTCCAACTCTGGAATAACGGCGGCGTGATCTCGATCGCATAGGTAAAAAATGACCATTTTCACGTTTGCCAACAACATCAATACGACGTTGGCAGGAGCGGTGTCGCCCAGTGCGACGACCATTACGCTTTCCAGTACCGCGAACCTGCCGGCTTCAATCCCTGCCGGCCAGGTGCTGGTTATTACGCTGAATGATTCGGCCACTCGCCAGAACTATGAAATTGTCTATGCGACAGCCCGAACCGGGGCGACGCTGACAGTTTTGCGCGGACAAGAGGGCACATCGGCCCTATCGTGGCTTACTGGAGATTTCGCATACAGCCCGCCGACTGCTGGTCAGCAATCCAGCTTTGGTCAAATCGGGGCCAATAACACATGGAGCGGCGCGAATACGTTTTCTAGTCCCGTGACAATTGCTGCTGGCGCTATCGCAAATGAGGCAGTCAATCTCGGGCAGTTTCTTGCATCACTCACGCAAACGGGCTATGCCGAATTCCCATTTTCTGTGGGTGGGTCGCTCGTCACGGGGATGATCCAGTGGGGACAGGCCAGCACAAATACGTCAGGAATTGCCACATTAACGCTCGCGACTCCGTTTCCCAATGCGCTGCTCGTTCCATTAGCCAACTATGTAAACAATGGGACGACGATCACAACGAATGCAGCATCTATCTCCACGAACTCAACGCGCTTCCAGCTCGTCGCCGTGGTTTCCAACGCTGGGGCGCCAGTGAATTCTGCGCAAGTAAGCTTTATAGCCGTCGGATATTGAAATGGCACACATCTATGGCGTTCCCCAGCCGCTCACTGGCAATGAAACCGTAACGATTCAGCAGATCCAGAACGGTCAGATCGTTGAATGCACGATGCCGTTTTCCACGTTGATTTCATTCATCAGTGGCGGCCTGGTTTCCTCCCTGACATCCAGTCTCTCAAAGACCGAGCCCTCGGTGGCCGGAGTTATGTGGAACAACAACGGGGTTGTTTCCATTTCCTAGCCTGCTCGTCCGCAATCCAAGGTTTTCCGGAAAAACAAATGAAGAAAATCATTCTCTCGGTACTTCTTGTGCCGACGATGGCGCTCGCCCAAACATATCCGTCTCCGACATTCAATAGCCTCACACTTCAAAATCCGTTGACAGCGGCAAATGGTGGCACCGGTGTTGCCAACAGCAGCACGATTACGCTGGGCGGCAATCTCTCCACTACCGGATCAAACCCGCTCGTATTTAATACGACCGGCGCGACCAATATCACGCTGCCGACGAACGGGACGCTTCTCAATGGCTCGAGCGGAGCGACTGCGGGCGCGAATAGCAATATCACGTCCCTTAGCGGCCTTACAACACCTCTGTCGGTCCCGCAAGGTGGAACCGGCGTTGCCACGTCGACCGGATCTGGTTCCGTCGTACGGGCAACAAGCCCGGCGCTTGTCACGCCCAATCTCGGCACGCCATCCGCGGCCACGCTGACAAATGCAACAGGGCTTCCCGTATCGACGGGTATCACTGGACTCGGCACGGGCGTCGCCACGGCACTGGGCCTCGCCGTTACTGGTTCTGGTTCGCCAGTGCTTTCGGCCGGCCCTGCGCTATCCAACGCTATTGTGGGCACCCAGGCAGCAGGGAATAACGGCACGCTGGCCGCCAGTACCGGCTTTGTGGCGAATAGCCTTCCTTGCGTCAACATCATGGCGTACGGCGGAAATAACGGCGGGACTGTATCGAACAATGCCGCGCTTACTGCAGCCGTTTCGGCAAGCCAGAACCTCTCCACGAATGTTTGCGTATTTCTCCCGCCGGGAAAATTCGCGTTCAATTCCATGTGGACGTACACTATTCCAGCCAATGGTTCTCTCACCATCCTCGGTGCTGGACCGGACGTTACTCAACTCTCCTGGGCATCCAATGGCGGAATCTATCTGAACCATACCGGAAGTTTTTCCTCGGCCCACATTCGGGACATGAGTTTTCTGGCCGGAGCCGTGCTTGGTGGCGATGCAATAACGCTCAACCAGACCACTGCGACTCTTTCAAACCCAGCCAATACCGCGCCTTCAGACATTACCAACGTCACTTGCCGTGGTAGTGACGGCTATCTTGCGACGAACGTGTGGAGCGATTGCGTTACCGTCAAAAGCGTATCGAACATCAACTTTCTTAATCTATTCTCTAGCGGCCCATCAATCGCTGGCGGAAACGGGGTTCAGCTTATAAGCACCTCCACAGCCCCTGGTGTCGCCTACAATTTTGAGAATAGTACTTTCAACTGGCAGAACATCTGCATT